AATTTCAGGTCCGTATTCCAGACCGCTATCTGCTTTTGCACTTAGTAAGCCCCTTACATTTTCGATTACAACAAGTGATGGTCTGAGGATGTCTATTGCTTTGTGAAACTCTGACCACAGACCTGATCGAGTTCCTTCTTGTAGTCCGGCACGCTTGCCAGCAAGTGATAAGTCCTGACAAGGAAAGCCCCCTGTAAGGATGTCAACAGGCTCAACTAAGTGCCAGTCAACTTTAGAAACATCGCGGTAGTTAGGCACGCCTGGGAAGTTAGCCTCAAGCACTTTGCTCGGTGCATCTTCCCACTCACAATGCCAAGCTACTGTTGCCCCTGTCACCTTTGATACAGCTAAGTCAAGACCGCCATAACCGCTGAATAGGCTGCCGATTTTCATAGCTTGTAAACAGTCCCAGTAAAGTGTTGACCTTTGACTAATGGGAATACAAGCAGTCCAGGGTCGCTGTCATCTCCACCCATCCCAAGCCTGTACCAGCTAGAGCCAGCATCGAGTGTTGGGCATTGAATAACCCATCGGCTGTGGTCGTTGCGTCTGCCTGACTCTTTGACTGTTAGGTGATGGAAGTGGCCATGTATCAGGATGTCGGCATCTTTGACTGGTTGGTTGCCATGCGACTGATTCCGCCACCATTGCACAATGCCGTCAGGTCGAGCTGCTTGGTGTCCATGCACTAGCCCAAGGATCATCTGGTTATCGCCCCAAACATCTAGGGCAAGTGATTCATCGTTAGCTTGTGGCTCAAAGAATCTCACTGGCAGACCGACCTCTTGAGCGAGCCTTGCAAGCTGTCGCTGGATGTGGATGCCCCAGTCATCGGTTGGAGTGCCGAGCTTGAGCTTGCCAGCTCTCCAGGCACAATGATTCGAGCCGACTGATGCTGCTGTTATTGGTGCGTGTTTGGCAAGTAGCTTTAGGGTTTCCCACTCGAAGGTTGCCTCAAGGTCAACCTGCTGCATCAAGCTGAGGTCGTTAGTCCTGTTGGGGTTTCCACCTGACTCAAAGCCCTCGATGCTGTCACCGACATTTAGGAAGTAGATGTGGTCAGGCTTTTCTTGTTTCAGGTAGTCATCTAGCCTTGCTTGCTTTTCTGCAATGCGTTCGATTAGCTCAGGGGTTCCACCTCTGATGTCACCGGCTTTACCTGTCTGAGTATCTGACCAACAGACAACAACAGCTTTGTCGTTCTTTTCTTTTGGCTTTGCAACTTTGACTGCTCGCTTTGCCTGAGCATAAAGTGTCGGCAAGTCAATGTCTGCTTCTGTCTTGTTGCGGAAGTTGAACCGCCAGCTAACCAGCCAGTCCCCACCCTCTCGCTGTTGCCAGCGTGAAGTTCTAACAGGGCCATAGATCTCTACTCTCTCAGGGTCAAAGCCTTGGTCTATTAGAAACTGGGTGAAATCTGGCTGGTCGCCGGTTGTTGGTGGAGTGGTGGCTTGTCCGCTTGTGCCATCGAACTCCACCGCTGGTCGCCAATCCTTCGGGGCCGTAATCCTTGGGGTTGGCTCTAAGTTTTCAAGCATTGCAGGTGCACCTTTTCGCTCGGTGTTTTCTCAAAGGTGATTCGCTGATTAGCAAACCCCTCTTTGTAAGTGCCTCTGCCAAGGTTAGCGTTGGCCAATCTGGATTGTTTATTGCCTGTTTCAGTATCTCTTGGTCTTTAGGTTCTAGTGATTCCATTAGAGTCCTAACCTTACAAGCACCAATCTTGGTTGGTGGTTCTAGCCCTTCAAGCATTTCTGCCCCCTTAGTGTCTGCCTCGTGAGATGTAAGCCTTGACTAGTTTGCCGATAAAGAAGTGAATCCTGTACCTGTAATAGCGTAGCTGAAAGGCCCAGTTAGTCCTGGCTCTCGTGCCGATGTGTTTCCCCATTGTCCCTCACCGCCTCGATGATTTCGACAATGCGTTCTAGTGTGTCTAAGTCGGCTGTCATGCTCAGGACTGCATCCTCGTGGATCTCGAAGATTACCTGCTCGCTAAAGAACTCTAAGGTGTCATGGTGTGAATCTCTGTATCCGGCAGCGTAGCCCTTGTACCAGATGTCAACACTTCTGCGTTTTAGGGCTTTTCGCTCGTAAGATCTAAACACTTCCACCTCTCCTCAATCTCATTGACTATCTTGGCTAACTCTGCAAGCTCGATGCTTAGTAGCTCTAGCCTCATCTCTATTTCCTCCAGTGTGCTGCCCATTGGACACCCCCTAGATTTACTCTCATGTCAGACTCGTATCTGCCGTTTATCTCATCAGCAATGTCTTGAGCTGTTGCGTCTGGGTGATAGGCGATGTATTCAAGGATGGCCTCACGCTCATAGCGTTTGCCGTTATTGAATCCTGATGTGTATTCGGTGTCAGTCATGGATCTTGTTTTCTATCCTGGCGATTACATAGTCAAGAGCATTAAGCCATTCCTCACAGCCATGACAGGTGCAAAGTGTTTCATCTTTTGTTTCTGCCAGCAACTTGATGATGTGCTGTCGCTCATGCCTGATACCAGAGTTGAAGGCTCGGACTGTGCTGGTTGCGATGATGTCCTGTAGCTCGCTCACATCTCTACCTTTGGTCGCTGGTCAATGGTGTGTAGCTCGTTGAGGATCATGTGTCCGGTTGCGATGTCAAGCACCCCTTGGATGCGTAGTGCTTCAATGATTGACCAGGTTGCGTTGAGCTGGTCACGCCTTCCCTTGTTGTAGGCAGCGAGCTTATCTTGTGGAATCTGAGAAACGGCTATCTGTATCAACTGGCACCCCCTCGATTAGGTCAATGATGATTGTGATTGCTTTGGTTGGCTGAGGGTAAGCAGCTTTGATAAGTCGCAACACCTCATCCTTCATTAGCATCCGGCCCATGTGTATGCCATCAGACTTTGCTACTCCAAAGTTGTATTGGTTCGGGTTGTAGTCCATGACTGCAAACTCGATTGGTTCAGGATTGTAGTTTGGCATTTTCTCTCTGTTCTATGTAGGTATCTGCGATGTAGTGAAGTAGCTCTAACCTGGCAATCTGTTTCTGGATGTGATACCTGTTAGTTTCCGGTGTTGTCTTTGCCTCGTATTCGGCATTGGTCCAGACTCTTGCATCCTCAAGCACCTTGACAAGTTGTTTGTTATTCATCTGACATCCTTGCGAGTAAACCAGAGTGCGATGACAAAGAAGTGGATCGCGATAAGGACTGCCCCGATGAGGTAGCCCAGATTGAAGCTGTATTGCTGAATAGCCAACACCATCCCAAAGGATAGAAAGATGCTGACTGTTAGTAGCCAGCCCCTCATTCCCAGCTCATTCCGTTGGCGATAAACTGTTGAGCTTGCTTGATGGCTTTTTTGAACTGTGCAGTTGTGCACTCTGACCAATCAAGTAGCCATTCTCTGTCGATGACATCTACGATTACTGTTGCCTCTGACTGTGTGACTTTTGCAACCTGCATTGTGTCTTGAATGTTTGACATTTGATGCTCCTTCTTTGGCCCCCCTTGGGCCATGTATTCAGGATACACCTTTTTTGGCTTTTTTTGTGTTTTTTTGTGTTTTTTTGCCTTTTTCGGCGTGTCGTTATTCTAGGCTTTTGACAGTAATTGTGGCCCCTGGCTCGATGCCTTGGGCGTAGAGCTTTCGGGCTGAGATTCGGGTAATCCTGCTGTCATCGGTATAGACCCCTGCAATGGCTAGGGCATCGCCTACTGACCGGACCAGCTTGTCTAGGTCTGGGGCCACTGAGGGTGATGAGCGTGTCACTGATACTGGCTTTGCCATGTAGAAGTTGACTGCCAGCTCACAGGGGCCGTCTATCGGCTCCCAGTCTGGGGGTAGGGTTGCGATGACCTCGTTGACTATGGCAGTTCGCCAAGCCTTGTGTTTTTTGCTGTTGACCTGGACTATTCGCCCTTGCATGATGGCGTGTGAACCTTGGCTGGCAGGATCGCCGGTGATGCTAAAGCTTACCTCTGCCATGTAGTTCCCATGCTCCCATTATGGCAGCGATGGCATAGATAAGACCGAAGGCCAGCCCCAGACCACCAAGAACGCTAGTGGTGTTGAGCGATAGGTTAAGGAGCACCCCAGCGGTTAGTGCTGGGACTAGCCAACGGAGATTTTTCAAAAGGGGCTTGGCTCGTGGGTTGGCTCAAACAACGACTTGACTACCTGAGCTGGGTCGGCTGGGGTGATGTAAGGGTTGTTGATGCTTACCTTGATTGACTGCTTGGCTTCGCCCTCTTTGTTGGTCCAGTTGTCAATCTCTGAGCTGTAAAGTCCTTCAACCTGCAACTCATCACCGATGTCATAGGTTGTCGGTGCCTTTAGCCATACTGTGTATCGCTTGTTGATTGTTTCGCCAGCCTTGGTTGTGTAAGCCTCGGTCAGCTCGATGCCCTTGCCTTCGTAGAATACTCGGCTAATGGTGCCTTTTACTTTGATACTTGCCATCTCTTTTTTCCTTATCTCTTGTTGTTTTACTTTAGTGGTCACCTAAGACATGGTTGGGGTTGGTGCAGTCTGTGTGGCCACAAGATCTAATGCCAGGTAGGACCGGCTGGCCATCAAAGATTGGCACAGTAAGGGTTGCCTTGTCAAACTCGCCTTGCCAAGGGATGCACTTCTCAGAGCCGTACTTGATGACCAAGGCTCGGTGCATCCGGCAGGACTGGCACTTGAGGTCTTTCCTCTTGCGTTTATGGGTGTTGACCTTCCAGGTAGCACCACATCGGCAACACAGTGCCACATTGTCATCCACGCCATAATCTTAGCCTTCGACAACTCTGGACAGGTGACCCTCAAACTTGAGTCCTACTTCGCCTAAGCCACCTTGTCGGTTTTTAGCGACCTTCATAATCATCCAGCTCTTTTGCCACTCGAACTGATCCTCAGCTATTGACTCTCTGTGCAGCAGAATTACTGCATCTGCATCCTGCTCGATACCGCCTGAATCTCTCAGGTCGGCTAGGTCGGGCTTGGAATCCTTGCGTTGCTCTGGTCCTCGGTTGAGCTGGGCTAATGCGATAACCGGCACTTCGAGATCGCGAGCAAGGTTTTTTAGCCCGATGGAGATGTCGGTAATCATCTCATAACGCTTTCGGCCCTTCTCGGTGTCCTGAATCAAGCCAAGGTAGTCAACAACGATTGCCCTAAGCTGGCCGTTAGCTTTGACTCCGTTTGCCATAGCTCTAATCTGCAAAAGGTTCTGTCCTGACTTGTCATGGATGGCAAGCTGATGGCTGGTTATCTTTTCCTTAGCTCTTGCAATCTTGTCCCAGTCAATGTCTTTGAGTGTGCCCTTTTCAATGTTGCCAATGTAAACCTCAGCTTCCATCGAGATGATTCGGTTGTAGAGTTCTGACTTGCCCATCTCAAGGCTGTGAAAGCTGACCGGACCTTGCTTCGATAGTTCCCAAGCAATCTGCAAGCCAACTATGGTCTTACCAATACCAGGTCGAGCACCGATGATGTAAAGGGCACCTGGTCTAAAACCCCCAAGGATGTCGTTGAGGTCTTTCCAAGGGCTGAGTGGATAGTTCTTTGGCTTGTCTATCTCGTCAAGGTAAGGAATGAGCTCATCGCTGACATAGCTTGGTCGGCTTGCTGTGTTGCGATCACTTAGGTTGTCAATCTCTTTCTTGGCTTGATCTATAACTGTTGCCAAGTCCTCGTGCTGGGCTTTCATGTTTATGACTTGACCGGCATGAGCAAGCTTTCGCCTGGTGACTTCCTCGATGACTCGCTCGGCGTAGTAGCTGACAGATGCAGCAGTTGGGGTTGCTGTGATGCAGTCGTGCAGGTAGCTGGCAAGCTTAGGCAGCATTGCCCCGACTGTGATGACATCTATCGGCTGGCGAGCTTGCTTCATCTCAAGCATTGTTGTGTAGATTTTCTCGTGTCCGAGATCATCAAAGTCTTTGGCTGTGAGCGTTAGGTCATCGAGTGCCTTGCCATTTGTTAGCAGGACAGAGCCGATGACTAACTGCTCGAACTCACTCACTTGATTCTGCCAAAGATTGGTTTGCTTCGAGGTGCAGGTTTGTCGTTCTCCACTGCTTCGTAGAGTCCTTTGTTAAGCCATGATGCTGGGTAGGGAATGTAGGTCATGTCGGGTAGTTTACTTTCCGAATACGCTTTGGTGAGGCCAATCATCTCATCAGCGGTTTTCTTTTTTAGCACTTGCTTCCATGCTTTTAGGGCATCAGCTTTAGCTACCTTTTTAGGGTAAAGATTCCAAAAGGTTTCAAAGGATTCATCAGCCTGTTTAGTTAATGTTTCTTTTAGGGTTCTATTAAGGGTTAACACGCCACCTGCTGTCACCTCTGAAGCCGATTCTGTCACCTCTGACTCCAAATCTGTCACCTCTGAAGCGGTTTTTGTCACCTCTGAAACCCCATCTGTCACCCCTGGCAAGTTCACAAAATACCGGTTGGCTTTGTAGGGTCCGTAGGTCGGTGCAGATCTAAACTCGACAACTAATTCACCCAGCTCGATAAGGTCTTGGATGTCACGCTGCACAGATCTAGGCGATGAGTTGACCATGTTAGCCAAGGTTTCGATTGAAGGCCATGCACCTAATTCGCCTTGGTGGTCAGCGATAGATAACAGGACCAATCTGGCTCGGCCTTTTGATTTACTCTCACGCCAAACAGCGTTCATAATCTGGATGCTCATCTTGCTGCTGCTCTCTCAGCCATCAGCATCATGACAGTTGGGCTAATGACTCTGTTATCGTAGCCCTCTTTGACTAGCATTACCCATTGGCCGTTGTCGAGCCCCATAGCCTGGTAATCCATCTCGGCCATGAAGATGTTTCCGCCGTAGTATTCAAGAACCTCGGCAAGGTTTTTATTGTCCCAGTTAAACACAAATGTGCCTTCCTCTAAAAGGTTGGCACACTATAATTGAGTGATGCCAACACCGACTTGTTGGTATCGGCCCTTCTGAGTTATCTCAGGGGGGCCTTTTTATTTAGTTATGTTTTTACCTTAGCACCCTAAAAGTATTCGATGTCGTTATTTGGCACCGGTGTCCTGTTGAAGTCGTTATCTAACAGCCACCAGCCGTCACCCATGTAAACAGGGGTAAACTCTGGCACCTGGTGTCGCTCTAGCTTCCAGCCGAATAACCTGCCCATCTCGGCAAACCTAGCGTTGGACTCAAGCATAAAGTTGGCAGCACTGCAAAGCACAATGATGTTGCTGGGTCTGTCTAAGGCTCTACTCCCACCCATGCCTCTGTTGGCTCGATGCTGTGGGATAAGCGTGTCATCTGTGGTCCCACAGTGACTGCAACACTTGTCGCGATCTATAAACTTTTGGAAGCTTTTTTTATTCATCATCTTCCCAAGGGTCGTATTTTTTAGCAGGTAGATCTAGTCCGGTGCCTCGATAGTCAGCACTAAACCCGATGCTGCTTGTGGTTTCGATGTCACGCGACTCTGGTGCAGCTTCCTGGCAAGTGTGTTTTCTTCTCCACTCTCGGACAAGCTTGAGTGGCTCAGGTTCATCAGTCCTGAACTTGGCCCCACATGAGCAGGTTTCGGCAATCACCCAAGTAGGCTACCAGCTAGGCGTGTTTCCACTGTATTTCGACATTTTTGCTGATAACTGCCATCATTGTGGCTTGGTCTGACAAGGTTTTTAGCTTGGTTCGGACCCTGTTGTATTCGGCTTTGGCTAGATCAGCCTTTAGCTTTTCCTCTACTGCCTGTAACTTAGCCACAGCTTGCCGGTCTGCGACAGTGCCAGCGTTGTTCAAGAAGGCTAAAGACACTGCCTTGTCGTAGGCAGCCTCAGCATCAGCCATCTTGCACTCGGCATCGTAGAGTGCGTTAGCTCCCTTGTCCATCTCGCTTGTCAGGCGTTGTAGCTCCTGGACTATGTGGCCTGGTGTAATAATTTCCATCTCTTAGCCTTCTAGCTTTCTCTCTTTGTAATCGCCATAGGTCGGTGAGGATGTCTAGCTCATCCTTCTCGTATTGCTCATGCAGACACTCTTGCACTTCGAGTATGGAACTAAGCAGAATCCTTTGAGCCTGATAGTCCATTGGCGATGTCCTTGATCTTGTCTAGCGTTGCTGTGTCAGCCCCACCAGTCTTGGCCTCGCTGTATAGCAAGCGTAAACCATCAAGGTCATTGCCTAATTCTGCTGCCATTGCAAGCCAGTCTTTAGCAGTTGCACTTGGTTTCTTATCCCTTGCAACCTTGGCCATCTCCTCGCGTGTGGCTCGCTTATTGCCTGAGTATCCGGCGTTAGCAAGTGCTCTACCGATTGCAGATGTTTCTGCGTTCTCTAGTGCAGATGTTTTGTTAGCCATACCTTGACCATCAACCTCAAAAGCTAGACCTGTTGCCTTTGGCTTGTCGGTTTCGTTGTTGAGGTACACGCTTGCCATAACTACCCAAGTGCTCACCTGTCGGTCTTGCAGCGTTGTCTGGTTCTCGGTGATGATTCTGCCGTCAGGGTTGTCCTTATAGAAACGCTTGATGCGTTGCTCGACTGTTTCGTAATCGTTGAGGTTGAACTGTGCCATTTACTTACCCTTCTCGTGATGCAAGTAAGGTGCTCCACCGGCTCTTGATCTAAGACTGAGCAGGTGCTCGCCGTAGATAATGCCTCGCTTCTTACCTTCCATTGCTTTGATAACTCTAGCCTTGAGGTCTGTCATTAGCTTGTTAGCCTTCTCTGCGTCATTGACGGCGTTGAAGTAGTGCACCCCAAGCTCGTCAAGGTCAGCCTCGCCATCCTCAATGTTTGGGCTAAGTGCTCTGATTGTTTCTAGTGTTGAGTTAGACCCATCCCAGTCAGGCATCTTTAGATCTAGGCAAGCTTGCCGGAATCTAAGAGCAGACTCCCAAAGTGTGTTGGCCTCGAACTCATCCCACTCAATGTCAAACTCCATGTAGCTAGACCCTGCTAGTGCTACAAGCTTTGCTCGCCTTATTCCAAAGACCTTCATGTACCAAAGCACTTGTGCTCGGTAAGACTGTGGCACTTGTGTCCAGTAGTCGCGAGAGAACTTGACCTCAACAATTCCCCAGTTGCCATCAGCGTCTTTGTAAAGTCCGTCAAGGTTTGCTCTGGCCCAGTCGTACATCTTGTTTGCCCAGGTGCCTGTTTCGTAGATCTCTAACTCAGGGTGCTCATCGGCAAACAGTTCCAAGATAGGTGACTCAAGTTTTGTGCCGAGCTTCATGCTCATGTTGGGTTCGACTTCATCAGGAATCTGTCCTGTCTTTTTAGCCCACTTAGTAATTGCTGATTCCCAAGTGCTTAGTCCGGCGATAGCGGCGATGTCTGAGCCACCGACTGCACCTGGTTCATTGCGTAGTGAGTGCCACTCCGGTGAGCCGTTGGCAAAGTCACCTAGCAGGACTGCATCCTGCAACTCGTTTATCTCGGTTGGTAGCTTAGAAACTGGCAAGGTTTCCCTCTCTTTCCTTGTCGGCAAGCCCACGCTAACTCTCTCGG